AGACTTTATTTACTGGGCTGATTCGGAATGCAAATAACGCCAAGGAAGCCTTCAAACAGTTCGCTTTGTCAGTCGTGCAGTCGATCGCGCGAATTATCGCACAGATGCTTGTCTTGAAGCTTCTGCAAGGCGCTTTGGGTGAAATTTTCGGCAAAATCGGTCTCGGCGGCGTGTTGCCCGGGATACCAGGCAAGGCGATGGGCGGTCCGGTTAGAACAAACGTGCCGTATATCGTTGGGGAAAAGGGACCCGAGTTATTCGTGCCGCGCGTTTCTGGTACAATTATCCCGAATGACGCGCTGGCGGCTATGCCGATGGCAGCGGCACAGCAACCTGTGACGATCATCAATCGTGTGGATACTGGCAGTTTTGACGACTATCTAATGGGCGCGGCGGGCGAGAGAATCGTCATCAATCATATCCGCGCCAATCGCGGACGGATTGCGCAGATGCTGAGGACGGTATGACCGCGCCGGTTTTCCCGTTTGAGCCAAACTGGGCAAACGGGATTGACGAAATCTGGAGTTACCGCACGGAAGTCCAAGCGGCTTGGGACGGGCGTGAAATTCGGCGTTGCATCCGTGATGCGCCACAGCGTCAAATACAGTACCCGCTTTTGACGCGGACGCCAGAGCGCCGTAACCGCATCCACCGGCGGTTGCTTGACCTGCTAGGCAAGCAGGTGCGCATTCCGGTTTGGCAGGACGCTAGTCCGGTATCGGTCAGCGCTGGGGCTACGAGTTGCCCAGTCAATACGCCAGGACGCCAGTACTACAACGGCGGGGAAGCTATTCTGTGGCAGGACGAGCAGACGTGGCACGTTTGCGATAACCTTGTAAGAACTACCACGTTTGTCTCGTGGACAACGCCCACGTTATCGGCTATCACGGGGCGCGTTGCGCCTCTCGTTACGGCGCGGCTGCTGCCTGACGTCGACGGGCGTGTTTACACGGTTGATCTCGAAGAGCCGCGCGTCAACGCCTTCCTTGACGCAAACGTTTTGCTCGGGCGATTGATTGACAATGAATATCCAACTTACTCCGGGCGCATCGTCTTAGAGCACAAGAGTGACGAAAAAGACCGGAGTTTGGAATGGTCACGCCGCGTCGAAACGCTGTCTTACGAGGCGGGGCTAACCACGGCTTACCCGGCGTGGTCGCAATCCGTTGTGGCGTACGATTTCCAGTGGATTTTTTCCACACGTGAAGCCTTTGGCAGGTTTTTGGATTTTCTACACTTGCAACGCGGGCGGTGGGGCTGGTTTTGGTGGGATACCTGGGCGCGTGATTTACGCTTGACCGCGCCAATCGGCCCGTGGGACACGGTGATTTTCGTTGATAACGCGGCCACCGGGGCTGTACCGCCGTGCCGTTCCGCTCTGACAATCCGGCTGAAAAGCGGGACGATTTTCCGACGCAACGTCACCGCACAAACGGCTATCAGCGTGACGCTCGACTCGCCGCTTGGGGTGGCAGTGGCAATCGGAGAGATAGACCGGATTACGTGGCTACTTCCGGTGCGATTCGACACCGATAGCTTCCGATTCCGCTGGGAAACGACTACGCTAGTGCAGGTTGCGGCACGACTACGTCACGTGCTGACAATTGTAGACGACACTGACGGTGGCGGTGGTGACGATCCACCTGTGGGGTCTTAATGAGCTGGGATAATCTCGACACTGGGCAAGCTACTGGGCGGCCGGCGCTAGCTTTTGAGTTCCTAGCGCACACGACTTATTACCGCTATACGTCTACTTGGGCGCCTGTGTTCGTTGCCGGGCATTCGTACACGCCGGAAGTGATTTCAGTCGAACCGCTGGAGCTGAAACCAAATCAGACAGATCAACGGTTGACGATTCTGTGCCGCCAAGACTTACCGGTGGTGGAAATTGCGCGTCAAGCCAGACCACGGCTGCGCGTTAGAATTCGCCAGTTCCACATGAGCGACTGGAGTGCTGTGCAGGTTTTTTGGGTCGGCTCAGTGATAGGCGTATCCTTTCAGGGCGTTGAGGCACGTCTGCTGTGTGACGCCGGGATAAATCGCGTTGACGGGTTGCTTGCATCACAGCAGTTTGGCGGTTCCTGCCAGTGGACGCTGGGACACCCATGGTGTCCGGTCAATCTCGCAAACCACACTTTCACGGGCATAGTGACAGCAGTGTCTGGGCGTCAAGTGACGGCGCCAATATGGGCAGGGGGACCAGCAGACTATTTTGTCAATGGGCACTTGATAACCGCTGACGGGCGTAGCGATACGATTGACGAATACCTACCGAGTTCGGGAACAGTTCGCACTCGCTCCGATTTAGGCATCGCCGTAGGTGATACCGTGACGGCTGTCGCTGGGTGTGATGGCGCGCTTGCGACCTGTCAAGGGCGGTTCGGCAGTGAAACAAACGGCGGATTTTCCGCTTTGAAAAAAAGCGGCTCCATTGAAGCCTGTTTTTGCGTCCTCTAGTACGTAATTCGTACCTTCGGATTTTCCGCTTTGAAAAAAAGCGGCTCCATTGAAGCGGCACCGACAGAGCTCGAGACAAAAGAAATAGCGGCAATTTTCCGCTTTGAAAAAAAGCGGCTCCATTGAAGCCCGG